GTCGCAAGGGCCACCACCAAAAGTCGGCGCCGATCGAGGCCGACGAACTTGGTATAACTATCCCCGGTCATCGAACGATCGTTCGGAACTATGAGGGGGGTTGCTCACCCCGTCCTCGGCGTCGACTACAGGATCCCGTGCCCACCACCCTGACCACACCGCACACCCCACCACCCCGACCAACAGCACGGCCAGGGCGAGGGCCCCTATCACCATGCCCTCGATGCCAGGGGTGAGCGGGACGGGGTGAGCTGGGGTGACCCGGTGGGCGGTGGCCGGTCTCGGTGGTACTCGGTGAACCACCGGTCGACGCCGGCCAGGGTTGCTCGCCAGTTGCCCCGGGCCCGGCGGGTCACCCGCTCCCGGCACACCGGCAGCGGGGGTAGCAGGAGCTCGACCTCGGTGGCGCCTACCCGGGCGGCGGCCTCGGCCCGGGCCCTCGCCGTCGAGGCGCACCGGATCACCACCGCCCGGGCGTTCGTGGTCTGGCCGACTTTGACCATGGCCCGGGTGTAGTGCTCGTCGTCGAACCAGCACGGGTCGTCCCGGTCGAGCACTTGCAGTCCCTCGGCCCCGGCGAGCTCGTGAGCCCGGGTTGTCTTGCCGGCACCGGGCGGACCGCACAACAGCACGACACGGCGGGTGTCGCCCGAGGCTACCGGCGGCGGGCCGTGCCAGTCCCTCGACACCGGTGACGGCCGGCGGGCCCGGCGGGCGAGGCGGGATCCGGTGGAGTAGTTGCACCTCGGGCAGGCGGGGCGGAGCTCGCAGCATCGGGTGCCGTGGCGGTGCTGGTGGCGGGCGAGCGGGGGCACATGGTCCACGGTGCTCGCCCGGGCGGGACACCGCCAGCACCGCACCTCGACGACCTTGAGCCGAGCGGACAGGGCCCGGTGTTCGGGCTCGTCATACGGTCTCACCGCCGGTCCCCTTCCGTGGCCATTAGTTCGAGCGCGGCGCGGGTGAACTCACGGTCACACCATTCACACTTGAGAGCGCTCACGCCGGCGCGTCCATCAATGGGCGAGAGTCTCGGCCCGGTCGTGGTCCTCGTCGAGGGCGGCCCGGGTGCGGTAGGCGGCGATGTACCGGGTGTTGGCCACCCGGCAGCGGGTGCACCGGCACGGGTCGGTGCGGTGGTTGTACCGGGCGCGGGTCCCGTGGGGTGGGACGGGGGCGGCCGGTCGACCTCGGGGCACCTCCCCCACCGTAGGGCGGGGGTGTGACAGGGGAGCGGATCCCGGTGGTGTCAGCCCGCTCGGCGTGGGCACCGCCGTCAGCGCCTTCTCTCGCGCCCTTCTCACCGCCGCCCGGGCGGCGGCGAGCGGCTTCTCCGGTGGCGGGAGTAGCGGCGGTTGACTGATCACACCTGAAGCCTATTTGCCCGATCGGGCACGGCGTTCAACATCCACAGACCTGCCGCGCGGACCGCCGCGCTATCGGCGCGTCAGCGGTCTCCTTGTTGGTCTCCTCTTTTGTCTCCCTATTAGAGGGGTGCCACAGCACCCCTGGTCGCGGCCGCTTGTGGATCACCGGCGAGGGTGCGACGGGGCGATCATCCCGGGGATCATGAAGACGAACGGCGACCCGGGCGGGCCGGCCCGGCGACTGGTGATAAGCAGCGCCTCGCCGAGCTCGCGGACCTCCCGGCGAACGTTGGCCCGGTCGCGTCCGAGCTCGTCGGCCAGGCCGACGAGGGTGATCACCTCGGGGCGCACCTCGCCGTTGCGGTCGGCGTAGAGGCAGAGCCGCAGCATCACGAGCTGATGGCGGGCGGTGAAGGGGTGGGGTCGGCCGTCGCGGCCTCGGTAGGTGCCGGCCCGGACCGCCTGGTCGACCGCCCGGATGCGGGCTTGGACGGTGGGGTGGTTGGCCTCGGCGAGCTCAAGTTGCTCGGCGGTGGGTTTCCGTAGGGGCGCGAGGCCACCTGTGTGGACCTGAAGACGCCTTCGGCTAGATTGCACCGAGGTCACCTGCTTTCACTTGGTCGTAAGGGTGGGGACTGGTCTTACCGGCCCGGCGAGGGATGAACCGTTCCTCTTGCCGGGCCGGTGCGCGTCTGCGCATACGTGTGTCGCGTGGCATCCTGCCACGGTAGGTCGTTGTTACACGACGATGACGGGTCGGGGCCCTTCAGGGTTCCCTCAGCACGGTCGGGGTGCGTGAACCGCCGATAATCCCGGTTATGACGCGACCTCGAACCGACCACCAGCACCCGCCGTCAGGGCCCGCTACCCTCGGCCCCACGCCATTTGCAGAGACCCGCGAGGGTGGCGGCGGACCGGCCGGCGAGCATCCACTGAACCGACCGTTCTGACACCGCCGTCACCCTCCCGAGGGTCAATCAGTAGATCAGCCGTACTGACATCACCGCTACTGAACTGGTGACTCCTGATCGGCTGAACCCTGATCCACTGGGGGTGGCAGGGCGGCGGCCTCGATCCGGACCCGGGCGGCGAGGTGCTCGAGGAACTGGGCCAGGACCTCGGGCCCACCCTCGGGAGCCTCGTAGCCGAACACGCCCGCCGGGTCCGGCCGTTCCGCCGACTGGACGGTCAGATTGTGAACGGTGAACGAGGCGAGGGACTTGCCGGACGGCATCGTGTGGACCCGGACCTCGGCCTCGGTGGCGGCGTCGATCACCAGGGATCCCCGGAACATCACTGCACCCCCGGCGGCCGTTGGAACGACCCGCGGCGCAGGGCCAGGGCGGCGACCTCGGCCCGTTCCCGGGTCGGCGGTGAGATCAGGGCGGCCTCGACGAGGGCCATGACGAGCGTCGAGGCCGGGACGCGGGCCTCGAGCGACCAGAGCCGCAGGGCCCGGTGCGTGTCGGTGGGCAGGTCCATGGTGAAGCGGCGCAGCTCGGGCCGGGCCGAGGGGTCCGGCGGGGGGACGGGCGCGGAGGCCGGGTCGATGGCGGGGCGGGCGACAGGGTCGGCGGGGGTCATACCAGGACCTCCACGGGGCGGCCGAGGGCCCGGGCCAACACGGCGGTGGCCAGGCCGGCGTATTCGTCGAGGACGCGGGCGGTGCCGAACGCGTCCTCGACGGCGGCCCGCTCGGGGACCCATGTCGAGTACGACCCGAGGTCACCGGACACGGCGAGGGGCAGGACGGGCAGGGGCGGGGTCCGGTTGACGAGCGCGGACACCATGTCCTGGGCGATCGTGCGGCGGCGCAGGTCGACCCGGACGAGGGCGACGAGCCAGTCGAGGTCGCGGCGGCCCTGCTCGGCCTCGATGGCGCCGAGCAGGTCGCCGAGGCGGTCGAGGTCGGCGCCGGCCGGCGAGGTCGGCACGACGAGCAGGTCGGCCACGGCGATGGCGGCCGCCAGCATGACGCCGACCTCGACGCCGCCGGCGGGGTCATGGGGCGCGTCGATGACGACGAGGTCGCAGCCGTGGGCGAGGCCGGGGAGCCGGCGGGGCAGGTCGGCGTGGTGATACGCCATGACGGGGACCCGGTCATGCGGCCAGTCGTCGGCCCGGGCCGACCAGGACAGGGCGGTTCGGCCGGGGTCGGCGTCGACCAGGAGTGTGCGATGCCCGGCGGCGCCGGCGTGTAGGGCGAGCTGGACGGCGGTGGTCGATTTCCCGACCCCGCCCTTGACGTTCCCGATACTGATTACAGTAGTCATCCGGTCAGGGTACAGGCGATCAGGTACCCTGAGGTCATGACCTTCCTGAACACGCCGGCCGTCATCGTCGAGGGGCCCACGGTCCTGACCGCCTATGAGGTGACTCCCATCGACGAGCAACCGGACATCCGCCGGTTCCACGTCGTCATCCGCGAGAGCACCTACGGGCCCGTCGTCGTGACGTTCGCCGGCGGGATGAACGACCTGCACGACCTCCTGCTCGGCCTGCACAACGTCCTGTCCGACGCCGCCGAGTCCCCGGACGGCCGGGCCGAGCGGATCGTCCTGGAGCCGACCGAGGCGGTCGACCTAGTCGACTAGCGGCCACGCCCGGACGGCGTCGGCCTGGGCCTGGGCGAGACGGGTGACGTCGATGGCGGGCTGTTCGGCGATGGCGGACCCAGTGCGGAGGGCGACGAGCTCGCCGGGGGCGAGGCGCCGGCGGACCCGGTGGCCGTCGCCGTCGGTGGTCACCTCGAAGTACGTGTCGCCGTCCTGCCACATCAGGTTGGCGGTGATGAACTGGGCGATCCGGTTGTCGAGCAGGGCGCCGACGTTGGCGATGATCCGGTTGTGGTCGTCGTCGGTCATGTCGGGGGCCTCCGGTTCGGGGGGTAGGCCGGGCCACCGGCCGGCGTTGATCACCTCGTAGGCATCCGCGGTGAAGTCGACGGGTGAGGACCAGGATCCGCCGCGGTGTTCCTCGAGGTGGAGGTGGGGGGCCTGGGTGCCGGTGTTGCCGACCTCGGCGATGGGGGTGCCGGCGGCGAGCCACACGCCCATGGGGGCGGTCACCCGGTTGAGGTGGAACATCTTCCAGTGCGTGTTGTTGTCGCCGACGAACCAGAGCCACCGTCCGGCGGTGTGCCCGCCCGAGGGGGTGTAGGGGCCGTCGTCGCCGGCGTTCGCGAGGTGGCCGTCGACGGGGGCGTACAGGGGGGTGCCGACCTCGATCCCGTCGGTGGTTCCCCAGTCGACGCCCTGGTGGCCGCGGCCGTCGCCGTAGGGGGCGGTGATGATCACCCGGCCCCCGGACCGGTCGTACTCGGCGAGCGGCGCCACCGTCAGACGGGACACCCCGCCACCGTACCGTCAGTCGTCCTCGCCGTCACCGGCCTCGGTGCGGTCGCCCCACCAGACCCGCAGGTCGACCCGGATCCCGCCCCGAACGTGGCGCCAGGCCGCCCCGGCGAGCACGACGGCCAGGGCGACGAGGCCGACCGCGACCGCGGCCGCCGCGTCCACTTCACACCCGGGCGCCGATGGCGATCCAGTAGAAGGTGACCGCCGTGGTGCCGAGCGGGGTGCCGGAACGGACGAGCTTCACGACGCCCTGGGTCGCGGACGAGCCCGTCGCCATGACGGAGATCGTCGCGGGCACGACCCCGGCGACAGTGTGGAATTCCGTTGCGACGAGCGCGGGCGCACCGGCGAACGCGGCGGGGTAGACGATCGTGAGCTCGCCCGCCGCGTTGGTGGTGCCCGACTTGAACCCGCCCTGTACGAACCCGGCGTTGAGGGCGTCGGCGACGGACTTGCCCCACGCGGAGGTGATGACGGTGTTCGCGGTGGGGACGACGATGGTGGCCACGCGGTTCTCCTATCGGTGGTCCCAGGGACTGGCATCCCAGCGGGCGGTGTCCCAGCGGGAGTAGCCCTGGGTCTGTTCACCCGGGGCGCACTTGAGGGTGACGGTCCATTGGTCGAGGCTGATGTTGTGGCCGATCCCGTCGACGGTGGCGAGGACCTCCAGCACCTGGCCGAACCGGTGGCGGATGAGCTCGACGCGGGATCCGAGGTCGACGAGGTGGGCGAGGTCGAACCAGTCCTCGTCGTCGGTGGCCACCCCGTCGATCGGCGACACGGTCACCTCGGCGTTACCGAGGCGGGCGAGCATGAACCCGGCGACCGTCGTGGACCAGGCGTCGGACTGGTGGATGAAGTCGGTGCGCTGGGTTGTGCGGGCACCGTGGCGGGCGATGCTCACGGGGTCGGTCACGGTCTGGGCGGTGCCCCCGACCCGGGCGATCGAGACGACGTTCTTCACGAAGTCACGGTCGGTGGCGATCGTGAATTGGATCGGGCACAGACCGTCGCCGGCGGGGTCGTCGGTGAACGTCGCGATCGGCTCGGCGAACTCGGGGGCCTGCAGGCCGGCGGGGTCCACGTAGCGGATCACCCCGCCCGGTGTGCACCAGAACACCCCGCCGTCGCTGTCGGCGGTGAGCCAGGCTTCCTCGAGCGCGCCCTTGGCCAGGGTCGTGGCCTGCAGGGTCGTGGCGCCGGCGTCGAGGTCCCGGTCGACGATCGCCGGTAGGGCGGCCTGATTCATGATCCGGGTCAGGCGGGCGCCGGCGAGCTCGCCGCCACCCTGGCTCGCCTGCTCGAGCCCGTTGGCATCGCCGAGGAAGGACAGGGCGTCGGTGCACGCGACCTGCACGGTGGATTCGCCGCCGTCGTCGGTCTCGGTGATCGTGCGCACGAACCCGGTGTAGATCGGCCCGACGTGCGTGGCGACCCGGACGGGCACGTCGGGCCCGAGGACGGGCCGGCCGAGGTCGGCGCCGTTCGCGTCGATGGTGTTCCACGGCGAGTAGACGCCGGTGGGGTTGTCGAGCTGAAAGGTGGCGCGGGCGGGGGCGGCGTGGTCGAGGGGGCCCGAGCGGCCCCGGTCGATGTTGACGCCGGGGCAGTCGCACGAGGCGTCGATGAAGTTGTCGAAGTCGACGGCGTCCCAGCGGTCCTGGTCCCAGCGGGCCTGGTCCCAGACGTCCTGCGCGGTCGGTAGGGCGATGGTGAGGTGGACGAGGTCGGCGGCCAGGGCGGTGCCGCCGGCGGGCGGCGGGATCGGCGGCCAGGGGATCGCCACTAGCGGACCGCCACCGACAGGGTGCCCATGGGGGCGACGTTGCGGGAGAACGACGAGACCTGGCGGGCGACGTCGTAGCCGTCCGAGCCCGGGGGCATGACGATCGTCAACGCCCCGAACGTGGCGAACCGGGGGATGTCCGGCACGTCGATCCGGTTGCCGCCGAGGCCCGGGATCCAGTCGGGGAACGTGAAGTTCAGGGCCCCGATGGTGTTGTTCCAGAGGTCGGCGATCGCGTTGAACGCGATCTTGAACGGCTTGGTGATGAGGTCGGCGACCCCGGACAGGGCGTCGCGGATCAGGCCGCCGATGCGGCCCATCAGGTCGAGGACGAAGTCGACCCCGCCGCGCACGATCGATTTCACGGCGTCCCAGGCGCCGCCCCAGTCGCCCTTCAGGACGCTGGTCACGAACTTGATGATGGAACCGATGGTGTCCATCGCGAACCGGATGATGCCCATGATGATGTCGAACGCGGTCCGGGCGCCCTCGGTGATCTCGTCGCCCCACTCCAGCCAGAACTCGCCGATCCACGTGATCACGCCGTTGATGAAGTCGGCGACGGACTTGACGCCGGCCATGATCTCGTCGCCCCACTCGGCCCAGAACGCCTTGATGGTGTCGGCGATCCACGTGATGATCGCGATCGCGACCTTGATTTTGGTGACGATCTCGGTGACCCAGAGCTCGGCGATCCGCCCGACCAGCGCCATGATCTCGTCGCCCCACTCGGTCCAGAATGAGCTGATGTTGGTCAGCACCTCGGACACCAGGGTCTGCAGGTCGGTCAGCGACGGCTGAATCTGCTCCATGATCCGGGGCCAGTTCTCCTCGACCCACGCGACCAGGGACTCGATCCCCGGTAGGACCTTCTCGGTGAAGAACGTCGACAGGGTCCCGAGGACCGGGAGGAGCTTGGCGCCGATGGACTCCTTGAATTCGTCGAACCCGATCTGGGCTTTCTTCATGCCGCCGGCGCTGGTGTTGGCGGCGGCCTCGCCCGCGCCCTTGAAGGTCTCCTTGGCTTTGGCGAGGGTCTCCTCGAGGGACAGGGCTTTGCCGTCGGCGTCCTCGGTGGCGATGCCCAGTTTGGACAGGCCGCCGATGGAGCCGAGCTGGGCTTTGGCCAGGGCGGCGGAGACGGTCTGTAGGTCCTTGCCGGTGCCGGCGCTGATATCGGTCGCCAGGGACAGGAGGTCCTGGGCTTTGGCCGTGTCGCCGGTAGCGGTGGCCAGGGTGGCCAGGGCGGGGCGGAGCTCGTCATCCGCGACGGCCGCGGCTTTGGACAGGGTGTCGATGTAGGCCTCGGCGCCGGCCACGGCCTCGTCGCTGGCGCCGGCGGCCTGGCGCAACTGTTGGGCGAGCTGGGAGGCGGCGGCCTCGTCCTCCATGGCGGCCGACGCGAGGTCGAACGCGACCAGGCCGACGCCGGCGATCGCGGCGCCGGCGATGGCGGCCGGGCCGGCGAGCCCGGCCAGGCTCCCGCCCATCGACTTGCCGGTGTCGGCGATCGACCGTTCGGCTTTGTTCGAGGCGCGTTCGAGGTCGCTCGAGTCGCCGGTGAACTTGACGGCGATGTCGCGATCAGCCACCGGGCTCGTCACCTCCCTTGCCCCACCGGGCGGCGAGCTCGTCGAGAGTGCGAATGTATTCCCGGCGCAACACCGGCAGCATGCGGCGCACCGTCGGCCAGAACCAGTACCCGGATTTGCCGACCCACTCGGGGAACTGTTGCGTCTCGGGGCGGCGGCCGCCGCCGTGTTCGGATCCGAAGAACACGTCGCCGGCGGTCACCCGCCGTTTGGATCGGGTGTTCGGCCGGATCCGCTTGGAGCCGCCGGCGACGATCGTGGGCACCCGGTCCGACCGCCGCTTCACGGTCGGCGCCACGAGGGCGGCCTGAGGCGAGGCGGACCCGGCGGCGAGGATGAGCGCGGGGACGAGCTGATCGGCGATCCCGCCGGCGGCCTGGCGCAACTCCTTGTTGGCTTCCTTGCCGTAGCGGTTGAACGCCCGGAGCGTCTCGTCGAGCCCGGAGACTTTCACGTCGGCGTCGACCGACCCGGAGCTCACCGGCGTTTGTTCCGTTCGGCGCGGGCCCGGCGGGCGCGGTCGTTGAGGAGCGCGGCGGCGGTGGCGATCACCTCGGGGGGTTCGTCCCACCAGTCCCGCGGCGCCGTCCCCGTGGCAAGCGCGAGCTCGATCACGGTTCGTTCGACGGTGCCGCGCCGGTAGGGCGCACGGGGTCGTCCTCGACGATCGACCAGTCCTCAACCCGGTCGGTGAACTCGTCGAGCGTGAGGTCGGTGTAGCCGTCGTGGTGGCGCAGCGCCTGGTGCGCGAACCGGAACAGCACCTCATAGGCGGTGGTCCCCCCGGCGGCGAGGTCGTCGTCGAGCGAGCGGCCGGCGGGCATCGCGGCCCGCAGCTTGAGCACGTCGCCCGGGCGGTTCGTGACCCGGACTTTGGTGTCGTCGACGGTGAGCTCGAACGTGAACGACAGGGACATCGCCCTCGCCATCAGGCCGCCCGCTTCTTCTCATAGCCGACGGTCTCGCCGGTCTCGTCACCCTCGGGCCCGCCGGTGCCGGTCGTGGTGGTGGTGGTGCCGATGGGTGCGAACACCGGTTCACCGTCGAGGCCGAGACTGACCGAGGCCTCGGCGATCTCACCGGCGGTGCCGCCGAACGGGCCCGGCTTGAGCCGGACGACGCCGGTGGCCTGGGTGTCCTCCAGTGGCCACTCGACGGTGAAGTCCGCCAGGGCCCCGGCGTTCTCCGACAGGAACAGCGACAGACCGATGGGGACGACCGGGGGGCCCGCCTCGCCCTCGGCCCAGTTCTGGTCGTACTCCAGCTCGAGTACCCACGTGGTCGTACCGGTGACGGTCTTCTGTCCGCAGAGGCGTTTGCGGATCTCCTCGGGGGTGTCGGGGGTGAGGGTCGCGGCGGTCACGTCACAGGACACGTCGACCGCGGTACCGGTCCCCGTGGGCACCGTGAGGGTCAACGTCACGTCGTCGAAATAGTTGCCCATGGTCAGGGCCCTCCGGGGTCGTAGTCGAGGGTGAGCGGGAACGTCGCGGCGAGCATCGGCACGTTCGCGATCTCCGTGGGGGCGACCTCGCCGAGCGGGCCGACCTTCCCGACCCGCGCGTCCAGTAGGGCGCGGCGGGCGGACAGGTAGCCGGCGGCGAGGGTGTCGAGGGTGGTGGCCAGGTCGAACCGGCCGCCCACCAGTTGCACCGCCCACGTCACCTGGGGGCAGGTGCCGACGCGGTGGTTCGGGACGAGCCACGGGTTCGCGGGTCGGAGGATCACGGCCGGTGCGCCGGTGACCTCGGCCGGGGCTTCGTGGCCGGCGGTGACCACCAGGGCGCCGCCCTCGAACCCGGCCCGGATCACCTCCAGTAGCTCGGCGGTGGTGGTCATGCGAACCCGAAGCTGGTGCGGTAGGGGTCGAGGTAGTGGTGCACGTGGGCCATGAGATCCTCGGGGAGCGCGGCACCGGTGTAGGCGTCGCCGCCCACCACCCCACCCGGCGAGGCCGGGTCGTGGTAGATGCGCACCGCCAGGGAGGCGAGGCCGGCGACCACGTCCGGGCCGTCGGGCACGAGGCTGATGGGGTCGGCCTCGGGCCCGTACAGGTACTGGCGGGCCACGGCGACGGCGGCCGCCGACGCGTCGGTGACACGCGTCGGCGGCAGCACGGCCGCGGGGAATCCGAGCACGGTCGCGACCGTGGCGGCCACGGCCTCGGCGAGCTCGGCGTCCGTCACCCTCGGTCCGCCCGCTTCCGGGTGGCGCCGGTCGACTGGTCGGCGGCGACGACGTTGGACAGCACGACGATCCCGGCGGGGATGAACGCGGCGAACGCGCCCATGCCCCACACGGCGACGTCCTCGCCGAGCTTGGGGATCACCGGCGCGGCGACCACGAACGGGCCGTCCTCCATCCACGCCGCGGCCGAGCTGTTCGACACGATCGCCGTGCCGGGGGCGAGGTCGGCGGCGAGGGTGATCTTGAGGCCGGACACGTTCACGTCGAGCGTCGAGGCGGTGGCGGTGCCCGGCACGTTCTGGGTCCCGTAGGGGGTCGGCATCATGGCGGGCATCCCGCCGAACGCGAGGAACACGTCGGTGGCGGCGAGGACCCACGAGGCCGGCGAACCGGTGGCGACCTGCACCATGGCCGACGCCTCGAACACCGCGGCCTTCAGGGCGGACCCGTCGGGGTCGGCGGCGGCGATGTCGTAGTCGACGCTCTGGTGACCGGGGACGGTCGGCAGGACGTCGCCCACCACGTTGTCGGTGACGACCCCGTAGGCGGCGTTGAGCACCCGGAGGTAGGCGTCGCGGTAGGCGGGCTGCGAACGGCGGATGAGCTGCCACGAGATATCGGAGCCGCCGGCGTAGGTTTTGATCGGCGTCGACGCCTTCTTGAACGACACCTTCACGGACAGGACGTCGCCCTTTTCGACGGTCTGCTCGCCAACCAGGGCGTGGAGGTCCCCGTCGAAGTACGGCCAGTCGACCTCCATGCCCGACGGCGGTAGCGGCCGGGTCCCGATCGCGTTGATCACCGGGCGGCCCGTGTCGAGGATCCCGAAAATCTCGGTGAGCCACGCCGGGGGCACCACGCCGGGGTTGTCGGTGGTGACCTGGTCGACGAACGCCCGGGCCAGGGTGACCCGCGCCCGGTGCGCCTGGTAGGCGTCCCGGAACAACAACGGCAGCTCGTCGGACGAGCTGGCGCGGGCGGCTTCGTAGAACTCGAACGGCCCGGTGAACCGGTTGAGGGGGTGGGCGAGCGGGCGGGCCACCCGGCCGAGGGCGCGCTGGACCTCGCGGGCGATCACGGCCCGCGCGGCGGTCGGGGCACCGGCGGGGTTCACGGGCGCCGGGGTCTCGCCGCCCTCGTCGCCGTCGTCGCCCTCGTCCTCGTCGGGCTCCTCGTCGGGTTCGTCGTCGGGGGCGGCCCGTACGGCGAGGACCTCGGCGCCGGCGTAGGCGCCCCGGTGGGGGAGGGTGAGCACGGCGACCCCGTCGAGCTCGATCCCGGTGCGGACGACGGACCCGGCGGCGGGCTCGGCCTCGAACTCGACGGAGAACGTGGCGCCCACGGTGCGGGCCAGGGCCCGCAGCTCGGCCGCGGCGGGGACGTCGGCCAGGACCACGGTCCCGTACAGGCCGTCGTCCCGGGATTCGGCGCCGTCGAGGCGGCCGACGAGGGGGCCGCGGGTGAGGCGGCCCCGGGCGTCGACGGAGTGACCGGAGTAGACGGGGATCACGGCGCCGGCCCGGACGGTCATGCCGCCCCGGGCGAACGACTCGATGTAGCGGCCGGTGCCGTCGTCGACCTCGGCCTTCACGTCCCAGGGGACGAGGCGCCCGGTCAGGGTGCCGGCGTCGTCGAGGTGCACGGGTTCCGCGGAGCGGCGGGCCAGGGTGGCGGTAGGGGCGGCCTCGATCAGCGTGCGGGCCAGGACAGTGGATCGGGCCATCGGTTGGCCTCCGGTTGGTTAGGCGCCCGGGGGGGCGTCGGTGAGGGTGGTGGCGGCGGCGGGCACGGTGGCGGGGGACGACGGTGAGGGATCCTCCAGCGGGTCGAGCCCTTCAAGGTCGCGGACCTCGTCGACGGTCATCCACGCCTGACCGGCGAGGATCCCCGTGTACGCCTCGATGCGCGCCGCGAAATCGGCCCGGACCAGCTCGGTGGTGTCGAACCGGCACGTCTGCCCACGCGGGGTGAGGTCGTTGAACGCGGACTCGAGGCGGTTCAGGTAGGCGCCCAACCCGGTGGCCAACCACCGGCGGAACTCGCCCTCCACGGTCGAATAGGTGAGGGAGTCACCCGAGGCCACGTTCACCAGGGACGGGGGCATGAGGAACGCCCGGGCGATCTCCGCGTTCGCGGCGCCGATGGACTCGACGAGCTGCGCCTCCAGCGGGGACACGCCGAGGGGGCCGATGTCGCCGTCGGCGTCGATCACGCCCGGTTCGTGGCGGCCGCCGAGCGACGTGATGAGATCAGCCTTGATGCGTTGCGCCTGCCCGGGGTTGAGCCGTTGCTTCACCTTCACGACGAGCGAGGGGTAGCCGGCTTCCCAGAACGACCCGGCCATGGTCCAGAGCTGGGTGAGGTAGGCGACGGCGCCGGCGGCGTCAACCAGCGGCGAGGTCCCGAGGCTTGCTTTGCGTTCGACGTGGAACGGGATCCAGATGGCCTCGAGGCCGGGGACCAGGTCGTGGCCGTTGTAGGTGACCGTGTCGAGGTCGCCGGTGAGCGGGTCCCACGAGGCGGTCGCGTCAGCCGGGTCGACGACCCGAACGGCGGCGGGGATCCCGGCGGCGTCGGTGTCGGTCACGATCAGCCACGTGTAGCCGTAGCGGGTGAGGTTGTTGGCCAGGCGGTGGAACGTGAGCCACCGCGGCTCCAACCGGTTGGGCCGGACGGTGAGCATGGGCTGGGTGGGGAGCGGCCGGCGCCCGCGGAGGGTGATGAGCGGGAGCTGGGCGATCGTGTCGGCGATCAGACCCCGGCAGGCGACCACGACGGGGAGTTGCCAGGGGTCGAGCTCAGGGCCCCAGGTCCTGGCGGCGATGGCCTCGGTGATCGTCGCCGAGACGGCGGAGACCGGGGCCACGCCCTCGGGCCCGAGGGCGTGGCCACCCGGCGGCGGTGCCGGCGGTACCGGTGGTGGCGGAAGAGGCGGCGGTGGGAAGGACCGGCCTCGGGTGAACAGCGGCACCCTCCCGAGGGTGACGTAACCCGGAAGTCCCGTCCACCCGCCCTGTGTGGCCGTGTCACGGCGGCCGGGTGAGGGTCACGCCCGATCACCCCACCCGGCCGTGTAACAACACCTCAGAGCCCTGTGACACTAACCGTTGTTACATGGTATCCATGTACATCCACCGTTAGGTTATCACGGGGGGTGTGCGGGTGCGGTCGAGCAGGGTCCAGGCGGCGAGGGCGGCGGCGAGGAGCGGGCCGGCCGAGGGCTCCCGGCGGTCCCAGAGCCAGGCACCACCGGCCCGGGTCTGGCGGGCGGCGGCGACCGCGGCGGTGAACCGGTCGTCGTCGCGGTGGGTCATGGCGCCGGCGAGGATCCGGTCATGCGCCGCGCCGCAGGCGGCGGCCACGTCGCGGGTGTTGAGCGGTGCGGGGACGGTGGGGAGCTCGTCGAGGTCGCGGCGCAGCGCGGCGACCGGGCCGCCGGCGTCCCAGGTGACGGCGAGGGGGTGGTGGGCGTCGACGAGCTCGGCCAGGCGCTCGGCGACCCACGGGCCGTGGGGGCGGTCCTCGACGACCTCGACGGTCACCGCGCCGGTCGGGGTGTGGCCGGCGGCGACGATCACGGAGCGGTCGCGGTCGACGGTGGTCTCGACGGCGAACACCGGCCACCCCGTGAGCGTGGCGGCCGGGTCGAGCGACGCGGCCCACGCGTCGACGAGGGCCCGGTCGACGCGGGTCTCGGGCCAGACGCCGAGGTACTCGCAGGCGAACGTGTCGGGGCGCATGACCTGGTGGTCGGCGCGGAGGGCGTCGAGCAGGACGTGGTGGCCGAGGCCGGGGTGGGCGGCGTACCAGGTGCCCTCGTCGTCGAGGTCGGCGCCGTCGGGCGCGGCGAACTCGACGTACGCGGTGCCGGTACCGGTGTCGGCGACCGTGGCGGCCCGGCCGATGTCGCGCCACCGGATCAGCCACTCCGACGCGGCATCGCCGGCCGAGCTCGCGATCCACACTTGGCCGCCGTCGCCGGTGGCCATGGTCGGGAACATCCCGGCCTCGACGGCCTCGCCCTGGCCGGCGTCGAACTCGCGGGCCTCGTCGACCATGGCGAGGTTCGCCGCGAACGACCGCATCGCGTCGCCGTCGGGCGGCAGGAGCCGGAGGGTGGATCCGACGCCGCGCCACCGGAAGGACTCGGACCCGTTCGCCCGCCGGACGCTCAGGTACCGCCCGAGGGGTGATTCCTCAACCCACGGGATCCAATCGTCGCGCCACATCGCCGCCGCGGTCTCCCGGCGGTGCGAGGCGTAGAACGCCTTGCGGTGGCGGTGGGTGCGTCCGGCATCCAAACCCTCGGCGAGCAGCAGCAAACTTTTCCCGGCGCGGCGGGGCACGATGATCACGACCCGTTGGTAGGCGAGCCTCCCGGTGTCCGGGTCGATCTCACCGGCTACATCGGCGAGGTGACGTTGCCAGGGGATGAGCGGGCGGCCCAGGGCCCGGGCGATTTTCGCGACGCCCGCCCCGCGGGTCGCCCGCTCAGGTCGGCGCCTCGTCGCCCATCGCGGCGAGCAGCTCGTCCAGCGAGGGTCCGCCGTCGTCGCCGGGGTCATGGCCAACCAGTGTGTCGAGCACGCCGGCGTAGCGGGCGATGAGGGTGGCGCGGGTGTAGCGGGATTCGTCGTCGTCGTGGCATGCGTCGTCGAGCTCGTCGGCGGCCACGCGGGCCAGGGCGACGAGGGCGGCGTCGACGGGTTCGAGGTGGCCGAGGTCGCGCATCGCCCGGAGGGTCTCGTCGAGTCCCCGGCGAACCCGGCCGGTTCGCCGGCGTCTGGCGCCGATCCCAGGCAATCGGATCTGATCAGAGCTCATTGCGTGTATTCCTGCATGCAATTTGTAACAGCGATTTAGGGTGTGCGCCTGACCGTGGAGAGAGAAAAACGAC